GTATGTACTGCTCCGGCTCTTCCTGCACCTCCAGCGAGGAAGTCTGGTCGACTGTCGATCTCCCCGACACCCAGCTTCCCGATACGGTCGTGTCAGAAGGTGTCGGTGGCGATGCTATCGATGGCCCTGTGACCTGCCTGACTGGCTCGATCCTTGGTGGCACATTCGACAAGCCGAAGTGCTTTCCGACCCGTTCTCTCTCCCCGACTACTGGTGGCTTCACCATTCCCGGCGCTGTCATCGACGGTGGCACGGTTGATGTCGTCAACTGCCTTACCATGACCAAGACCCTGACCTACAACGGCCCGTATACCAGCCGTGACGGTGCCTGGTCCATCGAGACCTCGGAGTCCTCTTCCGCAGGAGGTTGCTAAGGACGCCTCACTCGTCGGCACAATGGTCTTCTGGCTGGTGGTGCAGGGTTTCTCGGGTGGCGTAAGCGTCATTCCTGTGCCCTACTTCACCGAAGCGGCCTGTGAAGAGGCTGTAAAGCACACCTACCGTGGTGAGTGTGTTCCTCAGCCCTTCGAAGACGTCCGTGACTGGGTTATCGCCAATTGACTATCGAAGAAGGCACCGCTCTACTCGTCATCTTCTTTGCTGTCGTCTTTGTCCTCTTCCTTGATGAAGGGTCGACCTACTAGTTCCCACTGACCGGGATAGCCTACGGCACGGCTCTAAACTGCCCCACACACAGAAGAATAGATTAAGCCCTCTAACAGCATGGTGAATAAAATGTAGCTCAAGATAAACAACGCTTGCATACACAATCCTGACAATTGAACGAAGTTCATAGGCGAGCTTCGCTCGAAAGTCCTGAGCATGACTATAAAAGGCTCATCAATTTATGAGTACATCACGGTGGTGTATTCTATGTTGATGGATCAGGAGATTCCTATCATGAAGACCCAACTCAAATACCTCGGCCTTACGCTCGCTGCACACATCCGCATCGCGAAGCGTCTGGCTCGTCCGTCCAAGACACCGGCCCGTTTCATCCCCGACCTTCAGCGTGACCAGATTGCCCTGAAGAACGAGGCCCGTGCTACGAACATCGCTATCGGCTTCCTGCGCGGTCAGGCTCTCGGTGATATCGAGGCCCTTCCGTATCGTCCGAAGAACGAAGGCCATATCGGCGTCCCGAAGGGTGAAGCCAAGCCCTGGGGCAGCTACTCCCATCCGAACTGGGACCGTGTCGAAGACCTCGTGATGGCCCATGGCCGTGACTACATTGCTGCCGGTCTGCTCTTCGGCTCCGAGCAAGAGCTTCAGCAGAAGTTCGCCGAGTTCGTGTCCCCACGCTATGCCGACGTCTGCTCGGTCAAGCAGGGGAAAGTCGCCTAAGATGGCCAATCTGTCTCTCGGCATGGACGATAATACATGTTCGCTCATGCGGCTCAGCGGCTGGGGTGGCCAAACTCCGACCGGTTATAGCAAGAAATATGGCTACCGCGAGTGCACCAATTCTGTCGACAGCCTGGCTGATTTCCTCAAGCAATTCCGAAATTTGGTTGATCGCCACAACAATCGTGAAGACTCGGCCAACTACTTCCGTCGGCAAGGTCTGCTCATGACGACCGTGATCACCACTCAGACGAAGGCTCTCGAAGTCTTGGAACAGTTTGGTGGCTGGTCGATCACGCAGTCCAACAAGATGCCGAAGTACAACCACGAGGTTTTGCTTCTCGCTATTCCTGTTCGAGACTTTGTTGAACGGTTTAACGACCATTCCAAGTCTTTGAAGCTTGGTCTGAGCTTGCAGTATGACGACAAGGCAAGCGAAACGCCCACCGACGATGACGACGAATAACTACAGGAAGTACTTCTCAAGTCTTTCTGCAAGTATCCGTAATCAAGGTTCAAATACAATGAATGATTCTGCCCGGGACAAAGAGTCCCACAAAGTATTCGTCTACGGTACGTTGAAGGGGATGGATCGTCCCGGACGGGGTCGTGACAAGGCCGGAGTCAAGTTTCTCGGCAAGGGTCACACCTACTTCGGGACTTTCTGTCTCCACGGTGGTGGCTTTCCTGTCGCCAATCGCATCAACGGTATCCCAAAGGGGCTTGAAGCGCCAATGGGTCATATCCTTGGCGAGCTCTATGAAGTATCGACGAAAGTCCTTCAGGGCCTGGATGACTACGAGGGTGCTCCTCACTTCTATGAAGCGGAGCCTGTCACTCTTGTGATGGAAGACGGTCGTGACGAACTCGCACTGATGTACTTCGGTCGTGACGTCAATATCTCCCTTGCAGGCCGTCCTATCATCGAGCCAGACAACAACAACATGCTGTACTGGCCGTTCCCTTCTGAATACAGGTAAGTCATGCCCGGCAAAGCTCAGAGACCTCCAAACCCTCAACTCCATCCTGCTTTGTTCGATTTGTTTACAGAGCAAGACGCCAAGGGAATGCCTTTGTTGCAGCTCTCTGAGAAAGCCGGGTACCACTACCAAAATCTCCGAGGCATCCGCCAGAGAAGGGTGTCTCCTTCGTTTCAACTCGTCGTCGATCTGGCTGAAGTCCTCGGCTACGACATCATCATCAAGAGGAAATCATGACTCTTTTTCGCAAGCCCGTGAAGGGCGACTATCTTCGGTATTTAGCTACCGGCGCTGTTGTACCAGTACCTGCAGATTGGTCTGACGCCATTTTCCGGGACTACAAGGACGCCCACGAGTTCGTCACCATCACTGTCGTCGAGCCCCCTCCGAAGCCGAAGGACGTGTACGTCAACATTTACCAGAATAATGAATCCCTGTGGACCGGAGGTGCATATATTTCTTTAGAGGAATGCATCGACGCAGCTAAGGTGAGCACTACCGAATGTGTAGGCCGCGTCAACCTCACCAAACACATCGGCACCTTCGATGACTGAGGCTACCGTCCGTCTGAAAATCCGTGGTGGAAAGGTTTTGCCTGCCACGGTGCCCGAGCGTGTTGCCGCAGGTCTGAAGAAACATCCTACGGACTTCGAGGCCATGATGCACGTCGAGGGTCACAAAGGGTTTAACGAAAACCTTGTCCAGTTCTTCATCGAATCCGAGGCCTGCAATGGTTAACAAGGTGTTCGTCATCGGCATTGATCATTCGGTCACTGCTATGTTCAAGAACGAAGGATGGGACGTCCGAGATGACCCGCAAGAGGCTGACTTTTTATGCTTCACCGGAGGTGCTGACGTCTCTCCTGATCTGTATGGGGAGGTCAATGTCGGCCTATCCTACACCGACCCTGCCCGAGATACCCGTGAGACCGCCCTCTACAACGCCTTCAAAGGTGCCAAGCGTTTCATCGGTATCTGCCGAGGAGGACAGTTCCTCAACGTCATGAACGGCGGCAAGATGGTTCAGGATATTCCTGGTCATCGTATGGGGCGTCAATCTTCGTGGATTGCGTTCATGGAGAGCCTCGTCTCTGTTAATCTTCACGAAGACCACCATCAAGGAATCGTACCTGCCGAGACCGGGCAGGTCTTTGCATGGTCGAAGAAGGACAACGTCTGTGAAGGGGTCTGGTACCCTGAGACGCGTTCTTTCTGCTTCCAACCCCACCCTGAATGGGGTGATGAACCGACAAGGCAGGCTTTCTTTAACCTGCTTCACTTCTACCGTTAACCAGGAGAACTGCCCGCATGTGCGGAATCACCGGGATTTACTCCCAGAACATCGGAATGACTGAGCGAGAGCTCTTCCAATCGCTGCTGATGCTGAACGTCTATCGTGGCAAGGACAGCACCGGCGTCGTCCGTATCAATGAGCCCGGCAAGGGTTCTTCGGCAGCGATCAAGCGTGTTGTCGCTCCGTCCCCGGCATTCGTGACTGCCAAGTATGGCAACGATATGATCTGGGATCATGACAAGAAGGAGACGAAGGATCACACGAAAACCATCGGCTATATCGGTCATTGCCGTGCTGCGACTAAAGGCGAGGTCAAAGTCCAGAACGCTCATCCGTTCCGGTTTAACCACACCATTGGCGTCCACAACGGCACCATCCGCTGGGCCTTCAAGGGATCCAGTGAGTACGAGACCGATTCAGAAGCTCTCTATGCCCTCGTGAATGAGGTCGGCATCGAAGAAGCTCTGAACGAAATCCGGAATGCTTCTCCGGCCTATGCCCTGTCCTGGATCGATACTCAGGAAGGGACCCTCAACTTCGTCCGCAACCTCGAACGTCCTCTCTGGTTCACGTTTCTCTACGCCAAGGGTACGTTGATGTGGTCTTCCGAGTGGGAGATGATGGACTTCGCTCTCGACCGGCGCTCGACCCGTCTCTCTACGTCCGGCTTTGGCAAGGACAACGTCGGAAACGACAAGGGCTTCTTCACGATCAAGGAAAACCATCTATTGTCGATCCCTCTCGGCAAGAGTGCTTCCGAGGCTAGCATCAAGCCCCTGAACGTCAAGAAGGGTGTCACCTACACAACGGGTACGACGTACGTCCATGGCGTCAACTACGACTCGTGGGAAGACTACGCCAACAAGAATCCTTCCAAGGGGGGTAGCACGTCCTCGGACGGCTACGGTAACTTTCGAGACAAGTATGGGAAGGAAGGTATCACCAGCCTCCCCTGGCTTTCCGATGAGCAGAAAGAAAGCTCGAAGGATAGCTCGTCAGGAACGCAAACGGCTGCGGCTGGGAACGACAAGGGAACAACTATCAAGGCAACGGTAGGCAATTCTACCGGGGCTCTCGTTCCACTGACTCCTGAAACGAAGCGCCACCCCCATGGTCAGGAGCCGGTCCACCAGTCCGAACGCAACTTTCGGCTTAGCCGTGGCTGCTTCTGCTGTGGCAATAGTGTTGATCCTAACGATCATGCAGCCGCATCCCGTGTCCACTGGTGGAACCGTCAGTTCTTCGCGTGTGGAGACTGTTTCGATAACGCCTCTGGGGAAACTGCTTGGGTACGTCTGGCAGTCGAGGGTGAAATCCCCACCGAACTCGTAGAGCTGCTTGGATCAGACGAACTCTCCAAGGTCACTATTAACTAAGCCACTTGTGGCGTATTGAAGGAGCCCATTATGGGTCAGACTAAGACTATCGTTGCCGATATGAACGAGGCCGAGATCGTCCTCAAGAAGGCTGTATCGGGAGCCTCTGGCATGTCCTATGGCTATGTCGTGAACGACAAGGATGTCCTCACGGTATATCACAACTCCGGCCAGCCGTGTTACGGCGAGATGCGTCCCTACGGCAGCACTCACAAGGATGTCCAGCCAGAGCGTCAGGCCAAGGTTGGCAAGCCCGGCGATCTCCATTCGCCTTTCCCTCAGACAGGCAATCCTGTGCTTGTCGCTCAGTCTCTCTACACCAAGGTTCAGCCGGGCGATACCGAGGCGACTATTGACTTCCTGAATGCCTATCTTGATCCCGAGACCTCTCCGTGGCGTGATGCCAGCAAGTTCGGTTCGATCATCATGGATGGTGACCGTCCGGCTGGTATCTTCTATTCGAGCACTGACTTCAATCCGACAATCTTGGTTGAAGGCTGGATGTTCTTCCGTGGCAAGCTGGGAACTTATGGGGCCAAGGCCTGGAAGGAACTCCGTGACAAGTTCCCCGAAACGAACACGGCAGAGCTTCTGCTATTCTGGGGTCTTCTGACGACCTACGACAGCTCGACGTACTACGTTCAGGGCAACGACTATACGTTGTCTACGTTCCTCGATCCCAAGTTGTTCCTCGCAGGGACTCCTATCATCGAAGGCCCGACTCTCCATGACCGTGGCGCATACGACCGTCCAACGCTCCATGATCTCTTCGGTCATACCAAAACCAGCATTCTTGCTGAACTCAAGAAGCAGTATCCTTCTTTGAATTCCAGCTACCAGATCACCAAGGCACAGCTTCCCGAGGCCTTCAATGCCTTCCAGAAAGTTCTTGCCGCCTAAGCCGGCCGCTCAACTCTCGCTTCCGTTCACCCTCACACTGAGAAACGACATGCCCGTCCGTATTGTTTCGAATACGACATCGAAGGACAGCACTTCCTTCGCTTACTCCATCGGCTGTGATCCCGAGCTCTTCCTCGTTGATTCCACCGGCAACTTCCGGTCTGCCCACGACCTCATCCCTGGCGACAAGTTCCAGCCGATGCGCGTCACGAAGGGTGCCATCCAGCCAGATGGTACTTCGGCCGAGTTCAATATCGATCCGGCTACTTCAGACGAAGAGTTCTGTGCCAACATCAAGGCCGTCCTCGTCGATCTCAGCAAGCACCTGAAGGAAAAGGCGCCGGGTCTGACGCTCCGTGTGTCTCCTGTGGCCGACTTCGAGGCGAACTACTTCAACTCTCTGCCTCCAGAAGCTCTCGCCTTCGGCTGTACGCCGGACTTCAATGCCTGGACGGAGAAGCGGACGGAGTTCCCCGGAACCACCCTGCCGTTCCGTACTGGTGCTGGCCATGTCCATGTCGGCTGGACTGAACATGCTGACACGGCTGACGACGCTCATTTCTTTGATTGCATCGAAGCAACGAAGCAGCTTGACGCCGTCCTCTATCCGATGTCATTGCTCTGGGATCCCGACAAGAAGCGTCGGACTCTCTATGGCAAGATGGGTGCGTTCCGTCCGAAGCACTACGGTGTCGAGTACCGCCCTCTGAGCAATGCCTGGGTTGCCGATCCCGACCTCCAGAAGTGGGTCTTCAATGCGACCCGACGTGCCATGGAGCTCCTTGACTCCAAGGTAAAGCAGGTGAAGCTTTGGGAAGACAAGGATCTCGGACACTACACCAAGATCATCCGTGATGGTCTGACGATCATGCCTTCGGAGCTCCGCGCCACCCATGAAATTCTGGTCGATGACTTGGGTTTCCAACCTCTTCCGAAGGCTTACCGCCCGCTGGCTTTCTAAGTCCAGCTCACTCGACCTGAATCGAGAGGACAATATGACTACAATCTTGACGAAGCAGTCGGATCTCTTGCCAGAGCTTCGTTATACTTCGGCGTCTGATGTCAAGATGCGTCTCCAAGAAACCATCGTGAGGTATCGCGGCGAGCTCTGCTATGTCCGTAATGTCACTCACGTAGTAGACTGGGATCTGCATCTTGCCCTCACCCTACGGGGTCTTGAAGGCAGTATCAAGGGTTCTGAATTCTATGTCCATTCATCGGACAAGCATTTGGACATCGAGTCTATTCCGATGGGCTGGGCGAATTCGGCAGACCAGCAGGGTTTTCCGTTGTTTCTTGCCCGGACTACCCGTACTGCTCAGAAGCAGGGACTATGTCCTCAAAGTCTGGCCGTCTGGAATATGACGTATTCAGACCAAGGGAATGGGTGGCCTACGAGTTCTTGGGTGTATTTCGAGCCTCTCGTAGACTGCATCAACAACAAGGAGTTCGCTATCTCCTCGGCCTCTGGCCCGAAGGGTGGTGTCATCAATGCCTCATGGGCACTGATCCCTGTGTCTGGGACGAACGAAAAGATCTTCACGGTCTGGCACAACTCTATCTGCGTCGGGACCTATACCCCGGCTAACAGATCTTTCCTGCTTCGTCGTGGTCGGCTGACCAAGGTCCGCAAGCATATGTTGCAGGAAATTTTCCTCAACGATTTGAATCGAGGTATTCGTTATGGCATCATTGAACAGCCTTGACACGCCTTTCTACGCCATCCAGAAAAAGGCTAAGCCTATTCCGGGCGACGTAGGTGTCGAGCTGGAGATCGAAGGCTCGATGGCACACGGTACTCCTGCCGGTCACTGGAGCTTCAAGGAAGAGGGTAGTCTTCGGTCTGGGGGTGAGTACGTCCTCTCTAAGCCCTGGCCGATCAAGCTACTCCCAGAGGCTCTCCAGGACCTTCAGAAGGCCATCGATAACTCGAAGCCACAGAACTCCATCCGGTGCAGTACGCACATCCACGTCAACGTCACGAGCTACACTCCTCGTCAGGTCTGGTACATCTTGCTGGCTTACTACCTGCTTGAACCAATTCTGATGCGGACCCAGCCTCGTAAGCGTTGGGGCAATCTGTTCTGTCTCACGATGGAGCACGCCGAGAACATCTACCTCGATCTCGAATGGGATCTCTACAACCACAAGGCCCAGGCGTTCGACACGTTTACTCGTGATCGCAATCGCTATGCAGCTCTGAACCTTGTCTCTGTCAAGAAGTTCGGCTCGATCGAGTTCCGCTTCCTCGACGCGATGACAAACTGCAAGGACATCCTTGCGTGGTCCCAGATGTTCCACACGCTGACACAGGTCGCCAGCAATCTCACTCCGAACCGTCTCTTCAAGACTTATGACGAGCTGTCACCGGCTGAGTTCATTCGTTCTTTGATGGGGCCAAACTCGGATAAGTACATCCTCGACAAGCTGCCTTCGGACCTGAACCTCAACCAGCTCATTCATACGAACTATGACTACATGATTGAACTGGCTCAGGATCTTTCTTTCAAGAAGTTCCAGCTTCCCAAGATGTTCTGGGACGCCGATCTCTATGATCCGACGCAGGCCAAGGAGATGTACGCTGTGGGGGAGCTGCAGGAGGGTGACGATTGGGCTGCCCCGCCGACTCCTCACCCTCAGGTCATCAATACACTTCAGGGTCAGCCCTGGCCACCTAATATGACAGCAGCTCAGATCCAGCAGATGGTGGCAAATATTGCGGAGCACCAGCCTCAACCACCTCAACCTACTGGATGGACTGGCGACATTACACCAACAGGTGCTGTAACCGCTCCACCTGCTGCAGCTCATACGTGGACGATCTTCGACGATGTGGGCGCGCCTCCCGAGTTCGAGCCTGATGATTTTGCGACGACCGCTCCGAATCATCTTGACGACCCGGAAAACTTCTGATACTATTATACTCTAGGAGAGTATTATGCCTGACTACTACACGGACTCGCTGGGCTACATCAAGCAGGCTAAGCGCAAGCCCCGCTCGACCCTGACTGGCAACAAGGATGTCTTCCTTCTGCCTTACAACAAGTTCTCGCAGGGTGCGAAGGCTCTCATCAAGGGCCTTGACCTTATGTACAACTCGGTCCAGCGGCTCGAAGAAACCTACGTGATACATCCTAATGACACCAAGGTCAAGACGGTGATCAACTGGGGCTCTGGCAACTTTCCCGGGTGGCTTCGTGCTATCTCCACCAAGGTGCTGAACGACACCACGGCAGTCAATATCTGTCGTAACAAGGTGAAGTTCTTCCAGACCGTCGGCGACAAGGCTCGCATTCCTGAGATTCTCTACGAGCTGGAGCCCGCCCTTGCTCTTGTCCGCGATGGCAAGCTCGTCATGGGCCGTAAGGCTAACGGGTCTTGCGGCACGGATATCGTGTTCTACGAGGAGAACGCTTCGGAATTCTCGAAGGCTGACTTCTGGTCGGTCTACAAGAAGAAGAAGCACGAGTTCCGTGTCCACATCTTCAACGGAGAGATCATTGATCTTCAGCAGAAGGCTCTTCGTACTACCGATCCGGCTGGTAATCCCATGCCGACGAACGACATCGACTTCCGTATCCGCAACCATCGCAATGGTTTCATCTTCAAGCGGAACGAAATTTCTGTCCCGAATGACGTGACTGTCCAGGCTCTGGCTGCCTTTAAGGCAATCCCTGGTCTGGACTTCGGTGCTGTCGATGTCATCTATAACGAGTATGAAGACAAGGCATACGTCCTTGAAATCAATACTGCACCCGGCCTTGAAGGCACCACCCTCGAAAACTATCTCAAGGCCTTCAAGACTATTTAGTTAATCGACATAAAAAGAAAGGCGATATAATGCCTCGTTGTGTCACATGCGATAAATGCTCAGAAATTGACGGCGGGTCTCACCAGCAGTATACCTGGTCCAAGAAGGACAACGGATATGTCTGCTCTACCTGCCGTCAGTATAGCTTCAAACAACCAGTATACGTGGAACAAAATGGAGAGGTCCCAATCCTCGATGACGACTTGGAAGGACTTGAACTTCTGGAAGACACCAGCCTGGCACGAAGTCCTCAAGACACTGAAGGCTGAGGAGGGTCAGTTCGTACCGCCTATTGAGGATGTATTCCGTCCATTGATTGAGACACCACTCGATAAGGTCCGTGTCGTGATCCTTGGCGGTGAGCCTCACTCAATGATGGCTAACGACGGGCTGGCCTTCAGCTATCCCCGTGTAGTACAGGACCCGGGTCTCCTACCGCAAACCCTCCAGAATATCTTTGAGGAGTACGAACACGATCTTCGCTGGCCTACTCCTAAATCCGGGTGTCTTGATAAGTGGGCTCAGTATGGCGTCCTCCTCTGGAACGCCACTCCGACTGTCCATAAGTCCAAACCGAGGAGTCATGTCGGTATTGGATGGCACGAACTCACGAATGAAATCCTGACGACGTGTTACAACGAGAACCCAAACACTGTCTTCCTTCTGTGGAACACAGCCAGGGATCACTACATCGATTTCCTTCCTGAGAAGGCTCTTATCGTCGATGCCGTAGGCCCACAGATCATGGGGAAGGACTTCGATCAATTCTTTGGCAGTAGCCCATTCACCAAGGTTAACTCCATGCTGGTAGCTACAGGTCAGGACCCGATCTTCTGGCGATTGCCATAGGATATACATCCCCTGGGAACTTACGTTAATAGGGTAGCATGAATTTTAATCCCCGTCAAGAGGGAAAATGTTCGATCTAGATAAAATCGTAGTTGGGGACGTCGAAACCGATGCCCTCGACGGCTATACGAAGGTCCATTGCTGTGTCTTCAACACGATGGATGGCACCGAATACGTCTTTGAAGAACCCTCCCGTCTCCCGTGGGTGGCCCGGGATATGCGAGACTTCCTCCATGAGTACAACACAGTGGCTGGCCACCACTTCATTCAGTTCGACTACGACGCTCTACAGGACCTCCTGCCTGGCACACTGACCCATCATAAGATCCTCGACACTCTCGTCATGGGGCGCCTCGTCAATTACTCTCGTCCTGGTGGGCATTCCATCGCTGCCTATGGTGAAAGCTTTGGTGTCCGAAAGGAAGGCAAGGACATCAAGGACTTCTCGGTATACACCGAAGAGATGCTCCGTCGTTGTAAGTCGGACGTCGTAATCAATCGCCGTATCCTTGAATCTCAGATGCGCTTCCTCAAGGACAAGTCCTGGGAGCAGGCCATTGGGATCGAGCACTTTGTCGAATGGCAGTGCCGCAGGATGCGTAAACATGGCCTAGAATTCGATACGGAGGCCGCCAAGGGGCTTTACGATGATTTGGCTACCCGACTGGCTCCTATTGATGAAAGCCTGCTACAGGCCTTCCCTCCGGTCTTTAAGGAGATCAAGTATGTTACGCCTGTTCGGACAAAGAGTGGTACCCTCCACTCGAAAGACTTCCGCTGGGCAGCGACGCATGAGTATACGTACGACAAGTCGAAGGGTGTTGTTACACTGGGTGACCGTGTCCCTGATCGTGTTGCTGATCTGTCTGACTTTGATGGTACGCCCTTTTCCCTTGGCGAGCTGATCCCATTTAATCCCGGCAGTCCTTCTCAGATCGTCACCCGTCTGAATGAATCAGGTTGGAAACCTACAGAGAAGACGAAGGGGCACACTGACTTCATCAAGAACCGCCGCTTCTTCAAAGGAACCAAGGATGAGTACCAACAGCGCCTCCATGACTTTCAGGCTATCGGTTGGAAAGTATCTGAGACAAACCTACTCACACTTCCCGACTCGGCTCCAAGGGCAGCTCGCCAACTGGCTGAACGGATTACCATTGCAAGTCGAGTGTCGGATGTCGAAGAGTGGCTCGCCCTCGTTGCCAACGATGGACGTCTACATCCATATCTTTCTGGCATCGGGGCATGGACTCAGCGCTTGGCGCACTCTAAACCAAATTCAGCGAATATACCTGTCGCTAAGCGCTCTCCAAGAGATACTGAATTCGTCTCGTGGGTCAATGACATCAATGACCGAATGCGAGCGCTATTCATTGCACCGCGCGGCTACCGACTATTGGGTACAGACGCGGACGGCATCCAGATGCGAATCTTTGCCCACCTTGTTGGGGATGAGAGACTCATTCAGGCACTCGTGTCTGGAGACAAGTCCAATGGAACAGACATCCACTCCGTCCACCAGCGAGCCCTTGGAAGTGTCTGCAAGTCTCGAGATGCAGCTAAGACTTTTATCTATGCCTTTCTCTTGGGTGCCGGAATTAGCAAAGTTGCAGAAATTCTGGAGTGCTCTGTCAACCAAGCAAAGGAAGCAGTTAATTCTTTCCTGGCTTTCTATCCCGGGCTTAAGGAACTCAAGCAGGAGCGTATTCCTCGCGACGCTGAGAGGGGGTATTTCATTGGTCTCGATGGAAGAAAAGTCATTTGTTCTTCCGAACACCTTATGCTCTCCGGATATCTCCAGAACGGAGAAAAAATCATCATGTCTTATGCACTCCGAGAATGGCTGTCCAAGGTGGAGCTATTGCAACTGCCCGTAGAGCTTTTGAACTGGGTACATGATGAATGGCAGACCCTTATTCCAGATGACAACGATCTGGCTAAGACTGTGACTGACATCCAGATCCAAGCCCTTCGGGATACGACTGACATCCTTAAACTGAAATGCCCCATGGAAGGCACGACCTCGAAGCATGCAAATGACGACGGGACGATCTTCTATGGTGGCTATTCCTGGAAAGAAACGCATTAATGTTCGCTATCGTTGTTGAGATGTGGGGTATGGGTGACGAAGATCCATACGATCTTGAATACGTAGGAGAATTCCTGTGGTCCTCTGGCTTCGCTACTGGTGAAGTCCACATCTGGAACACACCGCAGGAAGCTCTTCTGTTCTTGTCGGACAACGAAAAAAAGAGCAGCTTCTCGGGCTTTGACTATCGGTATCACCTTGCTGAGGTCGATGTGTCTGACGGTGTTTTCCGTCGTGAACAAGATATTTGGGAATAAGGAGGATAAAATGGATATTGGGGGTTGACATCTGACCCGGTATGGGGTATTCTAATCATACCAATTAAGAGTTCCACCAAGGAAACCAATGACAGAGCACTACACACCAGTCGAACCAGCGATCTATCTATACACGCTGACGATCAATGTCACCGGAGCAATAAACTCAGACGCCCCGGAGGACAAGACTAAGGAGCTCCTTCTAGAAGCTCTCTCTGAGAAGTATGCCGACAACATCGAACTCCTTGAGTTCCGTCAGGCCACTCCTTCAGAGATCGAAAGTCTGAAAGAGTTCTACGACTTTGATGCTGAAGACATAAACACCACAGTAAACTAAAAGCTACAAGAAAAGAAAGAGCCAAGCAATGGCCGACAAGTACTACTACCTTAAGGGCAAGAGCGCCTGGGCTAAGATCAAGAACCCTGACAAGGAATACGAGTGCTACTCTGTAGACCTCTTCCTCGACGGCGAGTCCAAGATCCTGTTCAAGGATTCCGGCCTCCAGCTCAAGGTCAAGTCGACTGAAGATGGTGATTACATCCGTCTCCGTCGCCCTCTCCAGAAGAACTTCAAGGACAAGGGTGTCGTCGATAACGGACCACCGCAGGTCCTCCTGAAGAATGCCGACGGTGACTACACCCCGTTCGATGACTTCATCGGCAATGGTTCTGAAATCATCTGTAAGGTCCGTGTCTACGATACCAACCGTGGCAAGGGCCATGAGCTGACCGTCGTAGCAATTGAGAAGCTCGTTGAGTACAAGGGCGCTGAAGAAGTCGGAGGCGACGATCTCCCATTCTAAGGACATCAGTACTTTAGTAGGAGATATTTATCGACTGGTAGACAACGGTGGGGAGGTCAGTGACGAACTGGTCTCCTCATTCGCTGAAGGGCTTGCCGAGATCGTTAGGTCGAGACTTAAGGAACGAACCTCGGGTTCTTACCTGCGTCCTAGCAATCTCGGAGAGGCTTGTGATCGAAAGCTCTGGTACAGTATTCGTAAGCCTGAGCTGGCTGAGCCCCTCCCCCCAGAAACCAAACTCAAATTCCTGATCGGGGATATTCATGAGGCAGTCCTTCTATTCCTCGCCGAGGCAAGTGGCCACGAGGTTGCGGGTCAACAGGATGCTCTCGAGTTGCATGGTGTTTCTGGCAGTCGTGACGCTGTCGTTGATGGCGTTACTCTTGACGTCAAGTCTGCTTCAAGCCGTTCTTTCATTAAATTCGTAGACGGCCTATCTCCTGAGACCGATGCGTTCGGTTACATCAAACAGCTTAACTTCTACCTCCACGCAGCGGACAATGATGACACAGTCACAGACAAATCTAGGGCCGCCTTCCTTGCTTCAGACAAGCAGCTTGGCAAGATCACTCTGGACATCCACAAGCGATCTGACATTGACTTTGCTAAGCTCATCTCAGAAAAGAATGAGATGCTCGCTTCCCCTAAGCTTCCTCCAAGAGGCTTTGCGTCTGTACCAGAAGGTAAGAGCGGAAACAAAAAGCTGGGAGTCGAGTGCTCCTATTGTGCCTTCAAACGTTCTTGCTGGCCAGGACTTAGAACCTTTGCTTATTCCTATGGCCCGGTCTTCTTAACAGAGGTGCATAGGGAGCCTCAGGTCTGGGAGATCCGATGACATTGACACCACAGGAGAAGAGACGTGAAGGACACCTACGACGAACATACGGACTGGATCTTGAGCAATATCAACAACTCTTTGCCAGTCAGAAAGGCTGTTGCAAAGTCTGTGGAAGAGCTGCTAAGGATCTTGGGCAGACCCTTTCAGTCGATCACGATCACAAGACTCGGGAAATCCGCGGCCTCCTCTGCACTTTCTGTAACCGTTACGTGGTTGGACGGCACCGAGACTTCCTTCTACTTCAGGCCGCTAGCCGATACCTAGAGCCACCTTTCACTGGCTGGTTTGTCCCCGTTAAGAAAAGAAAGAAAAAGAATGCCAAGCGCAACAGACAAGCTACAAAATAAGATCCGTGAACTCTTCGGAGATCTCGATCTGGCTGCCCCAGAGGAATATCTTATTCTTCAGGGATACACGATTACGGATGGCTTTATTTCAAAGCAGGATGTGACTGAGATCTGGGAGATGACACAGCAGGAGCTAATCTGTGTTATGTTCCTGGTTGAAGAGTGGGATTACGCATTTGAGTAATATCCATTTGGTTGTAGGGGATACACATGCCCATCCTGATTTTGACAATTCTAGGGCTGATCTGCTCGCTGGTCTCATTAACGACCTTCGTCCGGATGTCTATGTCCACATCGGTGACTCCGCAGACATGGCTAGTCTTAGCACTTACGATAGGGGTCTCAGTTATTTTGTGGGCCGCAACTATCGGGATGACGTCAATGCTCATCTAGAGTTCGAGGATCGAGTCTGGGGGCCTGTGAAGCGACAGAAGAAGAAACTACCGTACCGTGTCTTCTGTATTGGCAACCATGAAGATCGTATCTCGCGAGCCCTAAGCAAGTCGCCTGAGCTCAACGGTGCGATCTCAATGAAGGATCTTCAGCTTGAAACCTTTTACGACACCGTGGTCCCTTACGAAGGTCACGGCACTCCTGGTGTTATCGATATTGATGGGATTGATTACGCTCACTACGTCGTTGCTGGTATTTCAGGTCGGCCTCTTGCTTCTGTTCACCAAGGGTTCCAGCTCCTCCAGAAGCGACATAAATCCACCATTGTAGGCCACAGCCATGTCTTTAGCTATGATGTCCAGAAGTATCAGAAGGGCACAAAGACTCTTCATGGACTTAGTCTTCCCTGCTTTGTTGACTATCCTGTTGGTTGGGCTGGTAATGTTACTGATCTTTGGAGCCGTGGGGTGGTTATCCTACGGGGTGTATCTGATGGCGACTTCGATATGGAATTCGTTTCCCTTCGTCGTCTGAAGGAAATCTACGGTGACGCATGATGTATGGGAAGGATAATTCTATCGAAGACATCTTTGAGTTTCTTCTGGAACAGTTCAGTCTGGAGGAAATTCTTGAGATGAATAATTTGTCAACGACAGAGGTCCTAACAATCCTCTTTGAGGAAGGGCTTCTGTCAGAACCTGAACGTGTCTTTGAAAGGGACGAGTAATGAATACTGGAACTAAGATTGCAATCGCTGCAGCCATCGGTGGTCTGCTCGGTGTACTGGCTTACGGGGCCCGGGCAGAGGAACGAACTCCAACTATTGTCGCTAATTACGGACAGGTCCAGCAGGATATGTCTCTGGTGATCATGGGCGAACAGGTCTTCGACAATGTGGATGACTGCTGGAAGTTCGCCGATGAGTTCAATGCTGAAGCTAATGCTCAGGGCTTCATCGCCTTCTGCTGGCCTTCTTATGCCAACACCGATGTCGATCCCAGTAAGCCCCTCGTCCAGTCCTAATGCGAGTACTGGTTGCCTGTGAATACTCAGGCATAGTGCGGGAAGCGTTTCGTAAGCGTGGCCACGATGTCTGGTCCTGCGATCTGCTTCCCGCCGAGGACGGCTCGCCTTACCATTGTCAGGTCGATGTACTTCAGCTCTTGAAGGAAGAGCAAGGCTGGGATCTAATGATTGCCCATCCGCCTTGCACCTACCTCTGTAACTCTGGTGTCTGGGCCCTTAAACCTAACGGTCTTAACAACGAAAAGGTAATGAAAAGATGGGTGGATATGCAAGATGCCCGTGCGTTCTTCATGACTTTGTGGGACCAACCGATCCCGAAGATCTGCATCGAGAACCCAGTCCCTCACGGCTATTCGAACCTACCGAAGTACGCACAATCTATACAGCCATACCAGTTCGGGGACGACGCATCGAAGAGGACGTGCCTTTGGTTGAAGGGCCTCCCGAATTTAACTATACCGTCTCAAGACGCTTGGTTCCCTCCAAGGATCGTAGAATCGGGCCCCTACGCCGGAAAGAAAAGATGGAGTAACCAAACTGACGCAGGACAAAACAAACTCGGACCGAGCGCAAATCGCGGCCTTGAGAGGGCGAGAACTTACCAAGGTATCGCTGACGCCTTCGCAGATCAATGGGGTTAAGCAACGAGCCCTATGGTTGCAGCACATGGACGGCGACCATGCTAAAGACAATTACAAGGAATACATTCCACAAGCACTGGTAGATTTATTTGCTGATTACCGTTTATTCTAAACCCAATTGCGCACAATGCGACGCCACTAAGAAGCACCTAGACAAATTGGGAGTACACTATACAGTCTTTGATGTCTCTGAAGATGAGAAGGCTTTGAACTTCATCGTCGGTATGGGATACAAGGCTGCTCCTGTCGTCGTCGCTGGTTTTAACCATTGGTCGGGTTTCCGGCCTGATCTGATTAAGGAGCATATCGTTGGAAACGAAGCCGTCTAACCCCAAGGACTCTGTAGGCATCAAGAAGGTTCCCTTCTCTACGGTACCTTCGGAGGTCACGGCCGAGGTCGGTCTAGCCATGCTCGAAGGAGCTCTCAAGTATGGTCGTCATAATTATCGCGCTGTGGGTGTGCGTGCTTCAGTATACTATGATGCTTGCTTGCGACATCTGGTATCGTGGTGGGAAGGGCAAGATATTGATCCAGACTCCGGGCTCTCCCATCTGGTCAAAGCCATCGCTTGCCTTTACGTTATCCGAGACTCTCAACATATGGGTAACTGGACTGATGATCGTCCTCCCACTATCCCTGACAAGGATGAGTTCATTACCGAGCTAAACACCCTGGCAACAAACCTTCTGAATAAATACCCAGATCCTGTTAAAGCATTTACGAACAAGGAATTGTAATATGCCCAAGACCTACGACTCTGACATGACCGCGCTTGAGGACATCCTGGAGCGACTCGCTTCTGCTGGTTACACCCTTGCTGAGGTCGAAGAGATGATCGACGATGCTCTGGAAGAGACCGGCTTTTACGATGAACTCGACGAGGATGTTGATGACGAAGACTAATCTGGTTATTGCTCTCGACTATGATCATACCTACACAGCCGATAAAACTCTATGGGCAGCATTCCTAAATATCTGCCGCCTAGCTGGGCATAAGGTTGTTGTTGTCACTGCTCGTGATGATCGCTTTGACAAGACACCATGTCTCAATACACTGTCTGTCGTTGGTAGTGTATACTATACTCGCGGTGTAGCTAAGCGTTGGTGGATGGAGCAGTTCGCTGCACCAGAGCATCAGAAGATTGACATCTGGATCGACGACAAGCCTGAAGCAATCCTACAGAACTCAACAATGAGCAAGGAAGCTTTGAATGCGTGGCGAGCTGAACGGACAGAGTAGAAGTGAGTTTGTTGAGACACATCTACCATGTCCTGTCTGCACTTCCTCCGACGCTTACTCTCGGCGGGAAGACGGTTCAGGATACTGCTTCGCAAGGTGCGGTAACATCCGAGCCCAAGGTCAAGAATACAAAGCTCGAGAAGAAAAACAAGAAGAAGTAATGAGCTATCAACCAATCCGTATCGCGTATCGGGGACTAACCCCGGACACACTCAAGGAATACGGCGTACTCTGGGAAGTCAATGGAGAGGGGGAACCTCTAGGTGTCGTTTATCGAACTCCTAATGGACGCGCTCTTCACCGAAGACTCGACTCCAAAGACTTCCGTTTCTCGGGAGAACGAGAGGAAGGCCTACTCTCTCTATTTGGCTCAGATAAATTCCCTCAAGGATCAGCCAAAGCCATCACAATTTCAGAAGGCTTTAACGATGCCATGGCTGTGTACCAGATGCTTGGGTCTAAATACCCCAGTGTCGCCGTACAGAGTGCATCTTCAGCCAAGTCCGAGTGTGCACAGGCTTACGACTACCTAAACAGCTTCGAGAAGATCTACCTCGCCTTCGATAACGACGGCCCGGGTAAGGAAGCTGCCGAGAAGGTAGCTCGTATGTTTGACTTCAATAAGATCTACATGGTCCATCTTGATCATAAGGATCCCCACGAATACCTCGAGAAGTCCGACAGCAAGGCCTTCGAGAAGGCTTGGTGGAACGCCCGGAGGTTTCTTCCCGAAGGCATCCTTTCAAGCTATAATGAGTTCGACAAGATCATTGATGACGACGGTGACAAACCCTCGGTACCGTATCCTTTCGATGGTCTACAGAGTCTCACCTTCGGCATACGAACAGGCGAGTTTGTTTTGTTCACTGCCCAAGAAGGCATTGGTAAGACTGAAGTCTTTCGAGCTCTAGAGTATCATCTCCTTAAGACGACGAACGACAACCTCGGTATCATCCATCTTGAGGAGAGCAAGGCCCGGACACTCAAAGGTCTTGTCGGGTATGAAACCAAACTTCCTGTCCACCTCCCTGAATTCCAGCTTTCAAAGGATGAGCTGAAGTCAACACTACGAAAGGTCGCCACCCGTGATGACCGTATTCACATTTACAGCCACTTTGGCTCAGATGATCCTGATCACATTCTTAGCACGATACGGTTCATGGCTGGAGCTTGTGGGTGCAAGTATGTTTTTCTTGATCACCTTACCATGGTTGTATCTGGCCTTGCTGGAGACGATGAGCGTCGTGCTCTTGATTACCTCTCGACGCGACTAGCAATGATGGTCGAAGAGTTGGACTTCACTCTCTTCGCGATCTCTCACGTCAACGACGAAGGTCAGACTCGTGGGTCGAGGAACATCGGTAAGGTTGCAGATCTACGTATTGATCTGGATCGTGACCTTAAGGCTACTTCTCCGACTACCCGGAACACTACTCACATGATGTGTTCAAAGAATCGCTTCGCTGGCAAGACAGGCCCGGCTGGTGATCTCTTCTTCAACCCTGATACTTATGTCCTGTCTGAAATCAGTCCTGAACAAGAGGAACTTCCGTTTTGACATCCCGCACCATTGAGATTGTTCTCCTAGAAGATTCCTCTGTAGCTTTGCTACAAACTCTTAATGGACTAGCCGCGCAGTACCGTAAGGACTACGTATTAACCGACCTGTACCTCAACCACAACAAGGGTAAGGTCATCTTCACTGAAAAACAAAAGGAAAGTGCATAATGGAATTTCTCGTTGGTTTTATCGTTGGCGTCGTAGTTACGCTTGGTGGTCTGATCTTTCTGGCAAAGACCCAGAAGCAGAAGATCGAAGACTTCTTGGAATCGCATTACGTCGAGTCGGTCGATCCGACTAAGAAGGACGTAGAATAACAAAAGAAAAACCCCCGGCGTCCTTTCGGATACCGGGGGTTAGCTTTATGATCGCTTAGGTTGCTTAGATCTGTTGTAGGCCCGGGAAACAACCCGGGTCTTTTTGTTATTCAACTTACCAGTTCGAGGAGCGTTGACGTGATGGACTTCTTTACCATCGCCTTTTCTGACCTTGCCTTGCTTTTCAGCCTTGCTACGAGCGGAATTTCGTTGAGCACGACGCTTCTTCTGCTCGGGTTTGGCGTGGTAGTCGTCGTACTCCTTACGGTAATTTCGTTTGCGTTTGGCCATTAGGCACCTCCGGTGACGGATACGATGCTCCGCATCTTAGAAACCTCTTAGAATACCGAGACCGACACGAGCCTCATTCTGGGTCAGACCCAACGGCTGGTCAGGGTAGTTTGCACTGCCGTCACCACGTGGGAACGAAGCCCATTCCTGAGCAAGGTTGTTCATAAATCTTGTCTCATCGATGTTACCTGCACGGTAACGGGAAAGACCGCGCTGCTCAAGCAACTCAGTCGCAAGCATGTCCTGCATCTGTTCGTCGAAGCGCTCTTCACCAGTCAGACCCAGTGAGTTGATCAACCCTTCAAGAGTTGTACCAACAATCTGGTATCGACCAAGAGCCGACGAGTTCCTTGAGTTGTTTGGATCCGCCAGCATCTCTCTTTGAAGATCTCGGATCTCCTTGATGGTCATGCTGGTGAGTTCTCGATCACCACCTGTGTAGGCACCGTAGCCGTAAGACTCGTTGTACCCACGGAAGCCTAGAGCCTCTAGAGTACCCTCACCCTTAGCGATAAGGTCGAGGAATTCCTTCGGATTATCCGAAGCTGCTTCTTCCTGCTGGACTTGGTTGTTGTATTCCCGAGTCATAGCAATACCGGCAGACATAGTCTGTGGAGTCGGTGCGTACTTAATCCCAGCGGCCGTCATAAGGCTTGACTGAGTAGGTGCACCCGGCTGGCCAATATCAGGAATCGTTTCCTGACGGGAGACATAACTGGCTGGAACTCGCTGAGCAGGAGGAGCATCCTGTAGAACCGCTGTCCAGAGCGTAGAGCGAGGCAAGGGCGGCAGAAGCTCCCGTTCCCGTACCGGAGTAGTCACTGAAGGCCTGACGCTCTCAGCGGGCTCCCAAGACAGGTTCTGAGCGGTCAAGGCATTTGAACCTCGACGAGACTCAACCACAGGCTGTGCATTGATAGTCTGCGTAGCGACAGATCGAATGTTCAACCCACCACTGGTTTTATTCTGTGACGTCGTGTTTACCGAAGTTGGCTTACGCTCGACGTAAGACGTCCTACCAGATACCTTCTCGTCGATAGTGACGCCCTGTGCCCCACGGCTTTCCTCCTGCGTCATATCTGCAGGACGAGCACGAGGACTAGGGACTTCACGAGTCTGAGGAGCAGCCACGACCTGAATAGGATTAGACGAAGTCGTGTTGACAGTCCCTCTCGGCGTGTAGTTAAAGCCAGAAGGGAGCTGCTCTTGTCCTTTATTGTTGTTGACACTTCCAGCAGCTTGAGGAACAGCAGGACCAAAGCCTACCGAAAAATCCAACCATCCCGGCATCGTACCGACTGCATCGATAGCTGGAATGACGACATTAGTAGGCGTAGCCTTGTTCTGTCGCTTAGCTGGAGTAGGAGCCTGCTTCTGTTCCTGTTGTGTCTGAGTCACACCCGGACGGGGAACAGACTGGACCGGCGAGACAGTAGGCTGGGTGGCGATAGCGATGTTCTGAGCAGCAGCCCCACCACCTCCACCTACTGAAAGACTCTCGGATCCCCTGACGATACTCCCAGAAGCATCCTTGCCGAGGATTCCTCGCTCAGCGAGTTCTCGTAGCCCTGTGCCGGTCATACCGCCAGTCATACCCGCAGACTCCCAAGCCTCGCGGTTAGCGAAGTAAGTCTCGTTACTTTCCCACTGGTTGGTGTCTGCGTTGTATAGTCTGGCCATTATTCAGACGCTTCCTTAGGTTGGAACATTTCTAGAGCGCCAGCGAAGGCACGACCCATACCGACTGGAGTCCATGGCACACCGCCACGATTACCACCCTCTGGACGGAAACCAACTTCAGTCAAGAAGGTGTAGAGATCCTCACCGACTTCCTTGCCATCAGCCTCAATGATTGGAGAAATCACTTGAATAGCCGAATTGATTCGAGTCATCGGGACAGTGACATCACCGAACAAGAAGCCCGGGGAATAGAGCTCGAAGCCCTTGATCCTGTCGTTCCAAGTCACAGTGTAAGGCGAGTTGACATCCTGGTTCATATTACCGAGCGTCAAGAGCTCCTCACGGAAGAGACCTACAAACGCTCTGGAGGTCCAAGTCTGGTAAGTGTTCCAAGACTGAGTGTCGCCCATCGCCTTCAGCTCAAGCATCTTCTTGGTGACCTGAGGGGAGCTGACACGAGTGTAATAGCTCCATTTATCATCCGGAGACATCTTACTGAACACCACAGACGCGTCGTCACTGAACATAAATCGAACGTTCTGGGCTACCATCTCGGGAGGGAGATCAGTACCGATCTGGTCGGCGATATTTTCCCAGCGTTTGATAAGCCCGTTATAGAAGTCAGCAGACTGGTTCTTGGCCTCCCCGAGTTCCATCGCGCTAACGACGGATCCTTCGCCTATTGCCGCCTGTGCAGAGACGGTGTCAAGGAGAGCAGCAGAGACAGCGTTGCCGATCTGAGGATTGAGCATGAGGTATTTGTCGACAGCCGTTGGATTAGCGAGGTCCTGAAGAGCCTTCAGATAAGCGACACCGGGTACATCCGCAAGAAGCTTCGCCTGCGCCTGCGTCTTGGTTGCCTCGATCTGAGCAGTCAACGCGTTGATCATCCCAAAGTTTTCATCGTTGATGGCATTCTTTAGGAGAGTCAGCGGCATCATGGCCTGCTCGACACGCTGATTGAGTTCCTCAGGTTCGAGATAAGACGCATAGGTATTGGCAGCATCAGTGCCCCAAGGATTGGTACTGGTCTTGAGGAGCTCCATACGGAGGCCCTGTTCTAGAGAACCAATCTCGGTTCGCAGCCAAGCCAGACCTTCTTGTCCACCTTCCTGCTCGACTAGTCGTGGATTTTCCTGATAAGCACGGAGCCGTTCAGAAATCTGATCATACCGGGAACCCAGTGCGTTAGTCGTATCCTCAAGGATATTCCAGACGCTTTGAGAAGCTTCTTCCGAGAAGACTCGACCGACTTCCTTGACGTTTACGTTATCCTGCTGAGCAGACAGCTCAAGGATTGCTTTCTCTTCGGAGATCGCGGCAGACCTAGCCGTCCGGTTAAAGACGTAAGCCTGGACTTCAGTCATACCATAAGGATTGCCAGCGTTCTGTCGCTGGAAGAAGTCCGGAGGCAGGAGACCCTGGAAGCCAGCACGTTCCACGAAATCGTTGTAGTCCTTCGTAGCCTGCCCAGCAGTATCGTTGAATTCCTGGAACAGAGCAGCACGAAGCTGATTAGCCGGCTGGCCACCTACGGTGCTAGACACCATGTCATCGATCTGATCACGATAACCCGGGTACTTCTGCCGTAGCTGGCGAACCATCGAATTCAGGCGAGCCCAGTAGTGGCTTTCCCTCAGAGCACCCTTGTTATAGGCATTCTGAAGACGAGCAATGTTAGAGCCCGCCTGTTCGAGTTGCGGCGGCAATGGCCCGGAGCCTTCTGCGTCTGCTTCAAAAAGCGTAGCATCAGACACCCCGAACTCATCTTTGATGGCATCGGTCTGGGCGTAGACGTCTTCCTTGATACTGGTCTGGACTGACTGATCAGCGACCTGTACCCCAGCATCGATGGTCTCCGCAAGGTTACCGAAGAGATCGCCCAGTGCTGTGTTGGGGGACGTCTGGTAACCTTGCGAAGAGCTCGCGTAGTTGACCGGAGAGACTTCTTGTGGGACCGGATCAAACTGTGCCATTATTCACTCGCGTTGTTAAGTCTTGTTGTGGTTCGATCTACGGTGTCTTCCCACCACTGACCGTATCTATCTTCAGGAGCACGTACCATGAAATCGTAGTCGACGGACTCGACGAGGGTACCGTTCTGCTGTAGAGCTCGACGGAACGTATTCGTGATTTCGTCTTCTGTGAAATCTCCAGTAGCCATGATTGCCTTAGCACGGTTGATGAACGAGAAGTATTCTTCTTCGTTACCACCCTGTAGAGCCTTCATCGCTCTCTGGAACTCCTGAATAGCCTGAGTCTGGATACTCGTCTTGGCTGCCTGGAAGTCTTTGTTGGACTGTAGCTTTAAATATGCATCGACGACTTCGTTCGGAGACAGGCCTAGGGCGACTGCCAACGTATTGAACGGATCGTTCTTTTCATATTCAGCGACAACCCGACCAGACTTAGTCAACCATTGACCGGCGTTCCAAATCTGGTAGGCACGGACAGTGTTGTTGACCGACGAAATATTCCGGAGAACATCAAGGAAGTCTTCAGGCTTGGCATCGAACTGTACATTCGGGTTAAAGGCAGAGACGACACTCATACGGACTGCATCAGTACTGGCCCAGAGATCTCCGAAGAAATTCGGACCGGCACCAAAGATGTCCTGTGCTGAGGTATTCGTACTACCAGTAGCGAGGTTGTACAGATCGCCCATCCAAGTCAAACCACCCGGGCCATAGCGACCAGCGAAGTCATAGTCTTCACCAGTCAAACCCTTGATGACGAGATGACCCAGACCCTGAGTCATACCTTCGACAAAGACATTCTGGTCTAGATCGACATTGTTCTCTAGAGCATACGTCTGGAACATTTCATGGACCGGAAGGACCGAACCAAGAGCAGCGCCAGCGACACCCACAGGAACACCGTACATCGCACCAAAGACGGTGTAGAGACGGAACTTCTCTTTCCAGTTCAACTGCTTACCGAGCAATGCATCAGACAGACGAGCATGGTACGCGAAGAACTGGGTAGGAATGCTGAGAAGCTTCTGAGGCCAAGTCTGGCCCGACTGCCATGCAGCGTTACTAGCACGGGTCATCGAGAGAGACATCACGTCAGCCCGAGCAGTAATCTCAGACAGAGCCCTGTCAGTCAGACGAGCCTTGGGATTCATTTCCTTCCATCGCAGATACGACAGAGAGAACGCCACCCCACGGTTCATCCGCTCACCTTCCTTGAAGAAGAAGCGGCCCGCATCTAGAAACTTACCACCAGCCGAAGAAGGACCCCAGAATTGTTTAGGGTTAAGCTGATCATCAAGACGTCCAACTTCACCACCTACGATATCCATTCCACTTCTGCGGAAAGCTTCGTACATCTCAGTCACAGTATCAGTGCTTATACCGAGCGCTTTACCTGTAGCCTTACTGAAGGCTCCCTGTGCTTTGACGTTGGTGTCCGCCAGCCCCATCATACGCATCGTCCAGTATGCATATACGCTCTGGGCGGAGCGCACTGGGTTACCGTCAATCGCAGCAGCGGCGAGAGTTGTCTGTGCCTGAAGTGGGAACTGCAGAACGTTGAAGAGGCCGAGCTTGAAATCGAAGACCGCACTACGGGTGATTGCCGTAGGATCAGTATTCTCGGTCCAAGCCCAGGGTTCAACTAGCTTTGAGTTCTTCTTACCTACCGCCTGATCGACGACCTTCTGCCTTGCCCACTTCATCGTAGACATAGCATCGTTATCGACGTTAAGCAGAGTCAAGATAGACCGACGGGCGTTCTTTGCTGCTGCCAGCTCAGGAGCCATCCGACCACCTTCGATGAACTCAGGGTTCCTAAGGAATTTCATCGGATCAGACATCACTTCAGCCTTAGTGGCTTTCAGGAGATGGCCAAACTGATGAGCCCATTCCTCGACAGACGTATGCTTGTAGTCCTCGAAGAAACGAGACTTAGCAAGGTTTGCAGAGTCACGAGCCAGAGCCCTCAGAGGATCAACCATCGGTGCAGGACGGAGCTTGAAGACCGGGGAGGCCTCAGTCCCTTCTGTGTCGATTGTCCGTAGACGTTCATTACGCTGTTGTGCGTACTGGGTGTTGACCTTCTTACCCAACGAGTGGATAGAGGACGAAGGATCGTAGATAGTCTCGGGGAAATGCTCTCCGAGCTTAGTAAGATCCGAAGCCGACTGACCACTTTCAGTCACGACAAAAGGAGTATTCAGATTAAACGGAGCATCGGAACTAGCGCCGGGAGCGTCCTTGAACATCCTAGCGAAAGCCTTACCACTTTTGAATGGAAGGTTTTCACGTACAAATTTATCGAAGGCCGCCTTGTCATGGTTGGGGTCGAGGAGCATCCGACGAGCGACTTCAATCGCCTCTCGGAACTTGCTGCCGTCCTTCGTGGACTGAAGGAAGAGCGCAGTGGTATCGCCATCAACAATACGACGGGAGCCTGACTTATGACTCTGAGTCTGCTTAATGTAAACACCATTGTCGGGGTAATTCCAGTGCCCGCCCTCGGTGTATGGGATCTGGGACGTACTAAGAGGCTTACTGTCAAACTTACGTACGACAACAAAGTTCAGGGGACTGCCGCCAGATTTGAAAGCCTTCCCGATTTCAGCATTTCGTTCATCAGCCAGTTGGACGACTTTATAGTCTTTGCTCTCAATGAGCTCTTTAAGAACCTTCTGTTGGTTGAGGTAACCCGGATCGGTATTCCAGACGGTGTAAGCTTTGTTATTCGTAGGGTTGATAAAACCAACCGTGAATTCACCGTCACCTGCGTTAGGCAAACCCTCGATCAAACGTCCCTCAAAGAATGGCGATTGAGTATACTTGCCATCAGCAATAATGCCTACTGAGATCTGTTCAATTCCGAGTCGTGACTTGTCACGCAACATACCGAGGTTACGTTGTACGAAATCCCAATCAGAGAGTTGACGGAACGTGAAGTACGCCTGGATCTCTTGGTCGCTCGGCAGCGATTTAAAGCGTTTCAGGAATGCCTGTTCGAGCTGCCCGATGTTCTCATGCCAGGCGCCTTGGACACGTCGTGGTATGCCATCTATATCGATTACACGCTGCCACTGGTCCTTGCCGTCTTGAATAACGGTCCGGAGGCGGCCGAGGCTCTCTTTAGACATACCTTCGAATGGCTTCGTGACCTCTTTCATGCGTTCCATGACGACGTTGCTGCCATAAGTGACGGCCTTCCGCTGACGAGTAGCTTCCTTAGACAAGAGATTGTCTGGAGAGGCGATCAGTCCGAGGAATGTATTCGTCAGATCGACAGGCTGTGCGTTCTGGGTCAAGATGCGAGCATCAAGGACGTCCAGAGAGTCTTCGCGAACTGTCTTAGACACCGAAATGAGGTAGTTGCCACCCCGGGTTTTAATTTTGTAGGAGCCCTGCGGGAACTTGTAGAAGTCCCGAGCAAACATAATGGCCTGAGCGGGATCACTGAAGCCGACAGCACCACGCATACCGAAGAGAGCTTCGATGCGGTCAACACCAAAGGCGATATCCTCTGACTCACGGACAGGGGAGATATCTACGATGGAGTCTTCGATGTTGGAGTACTGACGACGAAGATCTCGTTCAGCAGCCTTGAATGCAGCAGCGGCAGCGTCATCCGACAACCGACCAACACTAGGTGCTCCGAAGAGCGTGTCGGTAAGAAGCTGGGCGTTATGAGTGAGATTATCAAGGACACGAGTTGCACGTTCATTGCTGAGCGTACCGACATTGCGCGTCCATTCCTTTGAGTCAAGGAGTGACGAACCCGACTTGGCAAGATCATTCATCGCCTTCTGGACATTCGTACCCTGTTGGGCGACTTCAACACTGGTCGACTGGGTTCCAGGAAGAACACCATTCAGACGAGTCAGTGCATTCTTGTCGGCCGCAACTTCGATGTTACCCTGAGCGACAGCTCGTGCAACCGGAGTCTTTGCATTCGAGACGGCCTGGACAGTCGCCTTTGCAGTCTTAGCGAACTTAGTGTTTGCGGTAACCGCCGCACTGACGATTGCCGAACCGCCAAGAGTAGCGACATCAACTGCATCTAGACCTGTGAATACGTTGTCCCAAGCAGCATCCTGCTGGGTATATGAAACGATGGACGAAGCCAGAGTCAAAGCTTCAAGGACATTCTCAGAACCGAGCTTATCGATTGCCGCACGAGCAGCGACTTCGAACTCTTCGGGAGGCAAAGCCCAGAGGCCAGCCATCTGTTCCTGTACGTTCTGGCCAAGGAAAAAGTTGCTTGCACCTACGTCTTCGACAGCATTGCGCTGCTGGTACCACGTATACATGGGAATCAATCCCTTGACGAAGTCCCAGGAGATACCCTGCCACGAAGAGTCAGACACACGCTGAGAAGCTTCTTCGAGGAGTCGATTAGCGATCTCACCCTTAGCAGTCAGATCTTCCATGTATGTCCGAGTAGCGAGAGCCGAAGACGAGTTCTCTGCAACGGCGTCACCAAAGACGGAGTCGTCATGCAGGTTGCCTTCTTCGACAGTATCCTCGACTACACGTTTGGCGTAGAGACGTTCTAGGATCGTGTTTGGCGAGCCAGCAAAGTCCGTGGACGAGAGTTCCATCAAGTACTGGCGCTCAGCCGCAGAAATCTCACGACCCTCCTGTGTGGCGAGCTGTGCGACTTCTTGGATCTGTCCCATACGCTTCTTGCGTTCAGCAATCTGCTCACGGACAAGAACGTTACGACGAAGCATGTCTTCGCCACCAGTCAGAAAGGCACCCTGTACTAGACGAGCATCCGGGGCGTCAGCCTGTGCTTCAAGACCATAGCTGGCCTTATCTGCCCTCTCCGTAGCGAGGTCCTGATCGACAATGACAGGCTTTTCATCATTGAACTTCGAAGGAACCGGCTGAGCCGGAGGGGTCAAACTAATCATGCGAAACCTCTACCAGTCATAGCTTGCTGGCCTACTCGGGCGATCTGCTGGCCGGAATTCGTAAAGAGTCGACCAAACTGACCAAAGCCCTGCCAAGCTGACATAGAGCCCTGCCCGTTAAATGTTGCATCACTGTAGGCTGCGTTAGCGGCGAACATCTGTTCACCCAGTCCAGTGCTTGCGTTAATCGTGCCCTGGTTTTCAAGGCCACGGCTGTACGTCTGACCCATAGCTGCAGCCAGACCGGACGAGCCCTGAGCACCCTGATTGGCACCCTGACTCAATGCAGTGGCACGAGCCATGACAGACTCACGAACGGCTTGGCGTTTACGACGTTGAGAGTCGAGATACATCTGCTGGTAGCGGACGTTCTCAGATCTCTTGCTTGCAGTCTTCTGCTCAGAGATCATTGTCTGCTGGGCGTTATGCTGGCCGATGGCGGAGATGGCAGTGATACCAACACCGATGGCTGAAATAGCTGTAGCTAGACCCATCCTAAAGGACCTTTATATAAGCGGTCTCTGTCGCGTAACCCAGAAGTGGATTAGGCTTTTCAGGACTCAATGGTTTATTAACGAGTGCATATTTGCACTTCAGTAGTCGAGCCCAGTAGTAGTAAGCCTCGATCAAATCCTTGCCGTAACCCTTAGAGCGATGCTCAGGAGTTACGTATAGAAAGTGCTCGACAGCAACCTTGGCGTCAGAGAAGACCGGGACAGAGGTAGTACCTGCGATAGCACCTACTACGACACCCTCGTCTTCTTGAACAAGGAAGAGGTACTTCGTGGGATCAGACATGAAGACCTTTAAGGTATTTACAGTCTGCTCTTCCGAATAAGGAATGAAGACACCCATCTCTTGGTAGAGACCCTTCGAGAGTTCGATCAATCGAGGGATGTCTTCTTTTGTTGCATACCTCATGGAGAGGAGTTTCCTGTTACGTGGACGATCCATCCGTTGACACCAAAAGGCTTATCGCCATCGGAATAAACATGGACCTGTAGGGCTTCACCCTGACCGCGGATCTTGACTTTACGGTTCTTGAACTTAAAGAGACTGTCTGGTCGATAGATCTGTTCAGAAGTGCTCCAACGTCCAGTCACACTGTCGGTCGAGTAGTCCCACTTGCCTTGGATGTAAGCACCACCGTCTTCAAAAGGTTCGTAGTTAACCGTGACGATATTGCTCTGGAAGTCTTTGTTGCCTTCACCCAGAAGCTTGTAGCCGGAGGTGAAGTAGCTGTCGAACGAGAAACCAAGATCATCAATAGAGACCCAGTCTCGGTGACCTGAGAGGTTCTCTGCGAAGGTCAATCCTTGGTTCGTTACGTATACAGGAAACTTCAACTGGGAAGAGATCTGAGACTGGGCTGCGATAAATGCAGTGACGTCTTCTCCACCTACAGTTACCTGCACACCTTCGACAGTGATGTCAAAGACAGACTGCAGTGTCTGGCGGCCACCGAGGGAGATGCCTCCGCGTAGCATTGCAGTGCTGAGACCGGAGAGTCTCCAAGGGTACCAACCACCAGTCTTGACGTTCAAGACAAGGAATGAGTCATAGCTGTAGCGCTCTGCCAGGACTGTAGGCGTCGTGCTTCGGTAAAGGAAGTAGACGAGGCGCTCAAGAGGATCATAGACACCTTTAGCAAAGGCTTTACATTCCTCTGGGATGTCTAGGTAGAATGTCTTGATCGCCGTGTCAGACAAGGACTGGACATAGAAAGCACCTTGATCGGTGACAGCCAGTGTATGGATACCTGCCCGGTTCCACCAGATCGGAAGACCTTCGACGTCAACGAATGACGTGATCGAGAGAGCTCCATTACCAGAAACCTTGTTGACTGAGAAGTCATTGGCACGGAAACCGACACCCTCAGAGCCCGCGATCTCCCAGACACCATTCGTAGCAAAGACGAAGAGGCTTTGAGACACCGGTTTGATGTAGACGATGTCTGCAATCTCAGGGACCGTAAGGACACCGCCGTCAGACGGCAGGAGTTCATAGAGATCTTCGGAAGTCGGATCCCCTGCTTGGTAGCACTTAGGGATCTCTTTCTCTCCCTCAAGGATCTGAGAGAAGTAGATCTTTGTGTTGAACTTCTTTGAGTTGACACCGGCGTAGAACACACGGCCTGCATAGAAAGCCACAGCCGCCGGTCGGTTACCACCACTTGAGACTACCGGGATGGATGCGACACCAGAGGCAGCCGTACGATCCAGATTGAATGCATCGAGGATGTAGTGACCTCGGGGAGCCAGGGTATTACCTCTAGCCACCTGATGACGCATCGCAGGATCAAAGACCTCTAGGTAGGTCTTGGGAGGCTCGTCAGAGCCGATTTCAGTAGGTCGCTTATAGCTCCACCAGACTTCGTTGTTAGCCGGGTATACACCCGTCCGAGCCTGAAAGTGGACAATCGGAAATGCGAGACTGGTTGTTTCTGAGGTAAATGCCATACGTTAAACCTCGTTATTCGCAGAGCCAACGCGGACCTGCTTGTACCAGCCTTGATTCAGAAGATTGTAGTTGTGATTCGTGCTTAGAGAGACCGGACGCTCTTCAGTACCCAGACCGTCATCCAGTCCTTCGATGTCTCTGATCTGGACGTTAATCGTCTTAGTGACGAAGGTCCCGAGAGCAGTGTCGTATTGGACGTAGATCGGATTGATCAATGGGTTTGTAATGAAGAGGAAGCCTTGTCCGCTAGCGAAGGCACAAGGGGTAAATGGTAGATCACCTTCGACGCCGGTGGCATACGTAGCAAGATCAATAACGAAACTATCGATATTAGGCGAGATGCTTGATGGATTAGCGACATCATAGAAGTAGATCTTTGATCCGACCTGAAGGACGAGGTACAGGGTGTTGTTGATGAAACCCGAAGCGTCCCAGAAATACTCTCGGACCAGACCGGTTGTCGGTGTGTAGGTGACGTATGCTGGGTCAGTCTCTAGATCGAAACCGTTCCGGCGAACTGTGTTACCCTTCGTATTGAAGATAACGTTGAGTGCATCCGATACGGCGTTCTCAGGAAATGTGAGGGCCGTAGCCTCAGTCACTAGCCCCTTCGAGAGGTTGTTCTCTACGGCTGTTCCGACTGTCCTTGGCATTGACAAATCCTGTCTTGTTCTTAGTGCGAGTAGCCAGATACGCTTCCAGCTTATTCTTTAGGAACGGAAGACTCTGCCATTCACCCTCAAGGAGCGGGGGGATGCCGCCCTTATCGAAGTTGACACTCCAAGTACCGAACCGAGGGTTCTTCTTGAAATGAGCTTTGTTACCGTTCTCTAGTTCAATAGTCTCTTGTGTCATCGACGACCTCTTACGTTCCTACCGAAGTTCCATGTGTAATCCCAATGGACCCTGCCTGCGTCACCTGTCTGGGGAGACTTACGATGGGCGGAGGTCCAGCCCCGACGTGCTCGCTGCTCTGCCTTTGCGTTCTGGATCTGCTTGAGATCATTGAATGCAAGTGATTTGGCTTCGTTGAACAACAGAGTGAAATGGCGAGGCTCTAGGTCCGGGGTGTAACTGTCTTCACGAAGGAACTGCGGAATGATCATCCCATAGCACTGCGTCTTATTGGCAACGATAGTGTGTTCACGATCCGCGACATAACTATCGAAGAAGACCGTACGGTCGTTTGTGACTGTGTAGTAGACCGGGTCGTTATCGTTATACCCTCTGACGTCGAACGTCATGTCTCCGACTTTGTAGTCGTACTGGAAGACACGTTCGTCGGCCACATCCAGAGAGTTCATTCGATCAAAGAAATCAGTTCGTTCAATCGGATTGATCGTGCGATACTCACGTACGTTAGGATCATCCGAGATGTTGTACTTCAGCCATTCCATCTTAGCGACGTTATCTGGGAGACGAAGTACGGTGGGTTTAGACGCATCCAGACTGGGATCCAGCTCAAAGAAATCCCAACTGTCTGGAAAGTCGATCTGTGAACAGATATCGTAGTAAGTCGTTTCAATGATGTCGACGACCTGCTGAGCTTCGACAGTGTCACCGATAGAGTTGATTTCATCACTTTCCATCGAGGACAGAATGAGCTGAGTCATCTTCAGCAGATTATATCTCATCACGGTTTCCTATAGAAATATCCAATGATTTGGACAAGGAGCCAGATAGCACCGAGAATCGGTACGATCAGACCAGCGAATTCGGAGACGTTTTGTAGCATGGACGCCCATATTGGTGATGTTACTGCAGCTACTGCAACTCCGTCTGTGACGCGGTCAGACAAATGATTGAATGGCATGTTTACCTCTTCAGCATTCCGGTGACAGCCTTACTGCCATCGACGATAAAGAGAGCGGTCACGATATACATCGCCCACTGATCCATGGGAGAGGGTAGGTCACCCATACCCCAGGCCCACATCGGAAAGGCAGCCTGCCAACACACACTGCCGAAATACAGGCCGAGAGGGATGACGAAGAAAAGCTGGAACCACCACGTACGGCCGGTTAAGAGAGCAGCCTGGGCATTAATCCAAGTCTTTACGACGTCTGCCTTTGTTCGTTCCTTCTCGACTTCGTTGTCCATACCACGATCAATCGTAGCAAGGATTGAATCGAGACCACCACCAGTAAATACGCTGGCTACGCCTCGACCAAGCTTGAATAGGAACTCACCGGCGGACCAAATCCAACCGAGGTTCATTTGTTACTCCCTTGGAACAGCCCGAAAATAGCCGTAGCAATGACGACTAGAATGGGCCCAAGAGCAGACCAGTTAAAGCCAGCCTTGGTTACTTCAGCAGCAGGTGCCACAGAGGCTAGCTGGAGAGAGAATTCTCGCACTTCAGAGACTCGTCGAGTCCATCCCTTGCCAAAAGTAGGAAAGGTTGCTCGACCTTTAAGAAACGTCAAACGATCATCATTAAATCGATTGATAAATGTCTTGACGTCCTTGATCTTTCGAACAGCCTCAAGAGTGTTGGGACCGATAACACCGTCTGCAGTTACTCCTAAGAGATTCTGGAGTAGTTTGATCGAGCGATCCGGACCAGAGTTGACAGCGTAATCAAGGACACTAAAATCCAGACCAGAAGGAAGATCGTCAAATTTCACCTTCTTGGCGTAATTCTCGTAGTAAATCTTCTGAGCCTCGTCTTTCTTAAGAGACTTGACTTCAGACTTGGGCAGTTCAAGGGTTTCTAGCCCCCGCCACCTCGCGAGTGTCGCTCTCGTGATGCCCATGTTAGTAGCACCACCAGGGTCACTAGGATGGTCCACATAGCCGCCTTCATGTTTGAAGACCTCCTCGATAGCCGAGTCGTAGTTTGATTTCATATCGCAAACCTTAGGTCATTGACAGCTCTGCGAGGAGCTACTCCGGGACCCGAACAGCCCCGGAGATCTTTTGTTGTTAGTTAGTGGGCTCTTCAGGCCAAGTAGGTTCACCAGGTTCATAAGTACCCGGAAGATCCCGTAGGGCTTGCCTATACGTTGCCCAAGCTTCTGTATTAACAGGGGCGTCGGAAAGCTGGGTCCAGTCAGACTCAGCAAGAAGACGATTGCGCTTCTGACGATGCGCATCCCAAGGATTTACGACAATCCGAGAGGCCTCCCATTCGGAAACCTCCTCGTGTGTCATTTCGACTTCTTTAACTCCGTCTGGGCCTACAACGAGTTTAATCATCCTCGCTTTCCTTCCAATGTAAAGCGACTACCAACACCAATATTGCCCGTATTGCAGATCAGGCGCAGCATGTTGCGTGCAACGTTTGTATTGTGGTAGCCCGCCCGCATGCTCTGTTGCCCATCGGACGCCGAACTCAAAGACCCTGATTGCGCTTGGTATCGTGCGGGCGCGGCTTTATTGAAATTAAAGAAGTGGGCGGCAATTGAGGCAACTTGCAAAGAACTTGCGTTACCAACAAGGTTTGTTAGAAATCCTTTTGTTGACGTTGTAATATTCGCCACTGTGGTGGAATTTGTTATTGCGAAGGCATGGTTTCCGTAATTGCTGCCTGTGTCTGGCGTACCTGCCCCAAGCTGAAACCCCAAAACGTCATCAGACGATACAGGTGCAAACCAAGCCGTGAGCCGAAGTTCAGAATACGCCGACAGCGACGTAAAATCAATAAAGGCCGTAGATGTGGTGACTACAATCTCGGGTCCAATCTGCTCCCAAACCTGAAGAGTGTTCTTCAGGACGTTGACCTTTGTTGCACCGGAGTAAGCCTGTGCGCTCTGGTCAACATCCTTACGAATCACTCCAGAAGTCAGGATCTGTTCGATTTCTACGAGGTCAACATCGGCTTCGTTGATAAAGGCATCATAAGCCTTGATAACAAACTTACCGATAGCTGCTTTGACACGGGTTTCCGAAGCATTAAAGCGACCAGTAGTACCCGTCGCCTGGGTATACATACCAGAAGGCAGCGGATTAGTGCCCGTATTACCGACACTACCCGGCGCAATGATTGTACCACCAGCAGCAGCACCAACAGCACTTTGTTCGTGGGTATGATTTTGAATGGCGTCTTCCTGCGTAGCCCCGGAGGAGCCCGCAAGGGAGCCTGCATGGCGCAGAACACGGTCGCGATAGTCAGGAAGAGTCGTAGTCCCCAAGAACGTAAACAGATCTGGATAAACTAGAGCGTCAAACGTGCCGCCTTCACAGACAAGATAACCACCTGGTACTGCACCAGTCGGAGAGAAGAAGACAAGGCCGATTGGAACGGATCCAGAAGAATCACCCTGTGGGCCTTGAGGACCGGTAGGACCAGCAGGACCGGTAGGGCCCGGATCACCTTGAACACCCTGAATACCTTGTGGACCCGGAGGACCTTGGATAGAGCCGGCATCAACCCATTCAGTATTTACAGAGTCCCAGACCCAAAGATTGCCATCGATAAGCCAGGCATCATCTGGGGAGTCAGGTAGAGCAGGAAGTTCCGATGGATCGTTGAGCTCACCCTTGATAATCAGACCAACGCTGCCCTGCGGACCCATCGGTCCAGTAGGACCCTGAGGACCGGTAGGACCAACTGGACCAGTAGCACCCGGAGGACCCGGCTGAACGTCTTGAAGACGGGCTAGATCGGAGGGAGCGAAAGGAGCTGGATTATTGATGACACGATTAAAATTCATGTCCAGAGTGTTCTGCATCTGATTGGGTGCGAAACCGTTACGGCTAAGCGTATTTTCAAATGCAGTCTGGATGGCAGCGAAGTTAGCATTAATCGTGGCGACAGCCGACGTCTTGTTATCCAATGACGCCAGTGTAGAGATATTAACCTTAGGCATTGAACACACCGTTAATTGTGACGTACAGCGGTTGGGCCGTAGTCGATGCACCGTCTGTCGCTACTTCCATCCAAGTCGGGCCAGTCAGATTGTTATTGCTGGTCGCAGTGAATGTAAACGTAGTTCCTTTGGCTGAGCCAGCCTGAACGATATTGACGTTTGCTCCCATTGAGGAGCCAGCAGCATTCTTGACAGAGACGACAGAGTTAGCTACTGTGATTGCGCCACCGAGAGTAAAAGCGCCCCCAATGATTCGACAATTCGTCGGAATGGCGAACAACAGACTCGATGCCGTGGATACGTCAGTGATGACTCCAGTAAGAACAAAGGGGGTCGGCAGGAGCAAAGTACCCGCTTGGGCATCGCTCCGTAGGACCCCCTCGATCTCAGTCATATTCAGACTGTTCGACGACAAAATCGTCCAAGCACCGGAACCGCCACCATTAGCACGGTATACTGTGTTATTGGCAGCCGTGCTGACACCTTTCGGCTCATGGATATTCGGATCAGTGATTGTGACGTGCTCGACCATTTTATGCCTTCAGTGCAGCGATAAGAGCGTTGAGCTTGGTAGACAGTTCTGTCACCGCAGCCTTAAGAGCAGTGATGGCAGTGTTAGTAGACGCCAGCGAAGCCGCTGACGTATCAGTAGAGGCGGCAGTAGCAGCAGCAACGACACCAATCGTACCGTCAGCAGCAGCACCACCAGAGTTATCTGTCAGTGCAGTAATAGCAGTAACAGCCGGATTATCTACCGAGCCCTGGAAGCCGTCAGCCTTGACGACGTTACCAGAGAGATCTAGAATCTGGGGTTTAGCCATATCAGTTCCTTTAAGGTTAGAATAGGGGAGGCAAGGGGCACCTCAGCGCCACACCTTCCGACGGGTCGCCTCCCCTAAACTGTAGCCCTAGCTTACGCTAGTGAGCTTTTAGGCCTTCGACCAGACCAGAGTATCGGTTTCGACCTTCGGGATCAGGAAGAAGACCTTGAGAGTCGACTTACCGGCCGAATAGTCACCGACGGTAGTAAGGTTGAGATACTTCGAATTCGCGAGTTCGACAGCACCAGCATCGAGCTTAGTGACCGAACCGGCACCATTCAGAGTTGCCGTAGTGATGGCACCAGAGATGGTGACGGAATTAGATGTACCGTCCTTATCTACGGCAGTAATAGCGACGCTAGTACCACCTGCAAAATCCACGCTAGGAGACGTCAGCCCCCAAGCAGAGATCTGTGCGCCCTCGGGGAGAGAGTACTCATCGAAGAAGATGGAGGCACCAGTCGGGAGATAGTCTGCATCCAGAACAATCTCGACATAGCGCTCATCTGCATCCGTAGTGTACTCGGCCACGCGAGCGGGGACGCCTTCGTCTGCGCCAAACTTGACGCGAAGACCGTCAGCATTAGTCCAAATAGCCATTATATGGTTCCTTCCTTATGGCTTACGAGTAGGTCGGAGCCGGAATGGTGTTATCAGTGATAACAGTCACGAGGTTCTCCGGACGGAAGAGGTCAAGACCATAGCGGGCGGTCGTGACGTATTCTTCGCGCTGAAGATCCTTGTTATATTCCGAGTCAACCTTCGGAGCCTGTCGGATTGCACCGACGAACGGCTGAGCACCCGGAGCTGCGGAGAAGAAGAGGTTCGCTACACCATTCGTGACAGCCTGGCCGCCACCCGGAATGGTTTCAGAGATACCCTGCTTCAGGTTCTGCGAGACGTAGACGTCAAAGCCGTAGACGTTAACGCGGAACTGCATACCGGTACCGATACCATCGTTGATGATACCTTCCCACTGCGGGTTGTTGATGACGTTGGTGATGTTGGCCAGCGTATTGAAAGTGAATTCAACCGAGGGGTCAACGATAGCAACGAGGTTAGTCAGGGGAACGTTAGCGACCTGCAGAGCCAGACGGGCGCGAGCAAAGTCTTCGACCGAGATCGAGTTGCTAGGGCCAGTGCCGACAAAGCGGTGTGCTACGCCATTGATCGTGTTATACGAACCAGTCGTCTGACGATCAGGACCGATACGAAGAGCATCGAGTTCCATGCGCTTCATGATCGCACGGTGTTCCTTCGGGACGAAGGACGAAACAAGCTGGTTCATATAGAACGAGTCCTGCTTCATCTTGTTCGTGATGTAGTGACCCGACTGGATGTACTCAGTGATCCGGAACAGGAACTCACCGGTATCGAGCTGGGTGTACGTCACGGCCTGGCCTTCTTCGTAGTCCTGTGCTTCGGCCTGACCGATAGACGGGATATGGAAGAGGTCGCCATCAGGGAAACCATCGAGCCAATCGATGTAGCGAAGACCGAAGAGTTCGTCTTCAAAGACCTCCTTGAGCTGGGAGCTCCAGAGATCCGACCGAATCAGATGTTCGGTATTAGTAGTCATATGTGCCAATTAAGGTACCCTTTGTTTTTGTCACCTTGAGTGACTTATTCGTAGAACTTCGAACCCTGTTCCATCGCATTGCGGTAGAGCTCAGCCTGGACCTTCTTGGAGAAGTACAACTTCTGGTCGGTCCGACGGAGTTCCTGGTAGTACTTGTTGTTCTTCACGCCAGAGGGAAGGCCACCACGAGCAGGATCCAGACCAGAGGTCGGGGGTGCTAGAGGGCGACGATCATCCTTGGGCTTGACAGAGTCAACAAGCTGTAGGAATGCAGTAGGAGACTGGGCAGCAAGTCCATCAAGGAATTTAGTGTTGACAGACAGAGATTCCGCAACACTAGTGAGAGCGGAAACGTAATCACCACCGAACCGTTCCTTCAGACCTGCCTTTGCCTTTTCCATATTGACTGCAGTCTGCTCAGCAGATCGAGTCTTGGCAAGTTCCTGAGCCACAAGGGCGGAGATATCGGGGGTGTTTTTATTGAGATCTGCTTCCGCCGGCGGGTTACCGGGTGTCGGCTGGATCGGGGTCTTCGGACTCGAGAGAATCTTGTCGGATAGCTCTTCGAGGGTCAGCCGCGTACGGAGTTCTGCACGGGCTTCTTCGGCTTCCTTTTCGAGACGCTGAATATAAGCGTCCTTTTCAAGTACGGCCTTTGCTACAGCATCGGGGTCACGATACTTCTTTCCTTCGCCGATAAGGTCTTCGAGCTTAGGAGAATTCTGGTTGTCGTCAATGAGAGACATGGTCATCCCTGAGTAAATTGAAGGAGTTGTAGGAGCTTGGTCAGCTCGTGACGTCTCCCGTTCTGATGCGACTGGCGGTATGGATAACCACTGTCGTAATTCTGGGGATCGATCTCTTCCCTAGTTAGGGAGGCTTCTCGTTCCTGAAGGATGTCGTAAAGACGTCCTAGGACTTGCCGGGAAGACAGAAGAAGTTGTCGAAACTCCTCCTGCTCCTTTTCCGGTAGATGTTTAGTCCATTCTAAAGAGGGCTTGGCCACTATACAGCACCACCCATAAAGGCTTCATCGGTATCCTCAGGGGTCAGACCAGAAGCGGTCTGGGCGCCCATCAGAGTGTCTTCTTCGAGCTGCATATTCATCTGCTGGCCTTCGGCATTTTCAGACAGACGGATGTACGGTTCGACCAGATCCCAATCAGTGAGATCAAGTAGTTCTTCCAACATACGAGCAGTACCGATGGAAGAGAAGTGTACACGGACCTCAGGGTCCTGACCGATAGAAGACGCGTAGAAATTAGTCAGCGTCTGAATGCGTTCTGCGTTCTCTACGAAGTGTCGAGCCGCGATAGGCTTGATCCGCCCCGTACCAGAGATATCCTCTGGAGTGATACTCAGGAACGAAGCTACGTGGTACTCATCATCAATGACACGAATAGTAGTCGTATCCATCAATCGACGAGCCATTTCTAGCATGGCATTCAACAGAGGTTCCAGCATCTGCTCTTCGAATTGAGCAATCTTGTTCTGGAAGATCCTAGAGGCAGCGTTCTCAAGTCTCTGAACTTCGTAGGCGGTTTTCTCACCCGGCGTACGAAAGCCCATGGCTTCCTTCGGTGCACCGGCCATCTCCTCCATTTGGGCTTGTAGACGATCTAGCTCGAAATTTGCCTGGAGTGGATTGATCGTAGGCTGAATGACTTCGATATCACCGTCATCACCGACAGGGATCTGAGCGAATGGAGCCCAAGTAAAGGGTTCGACATAGCCTTTGATCTTCAGAGGCGGTGCGTAGACAAGATCGAAGAAGTCAGCCTTGAGGTTCTCGATGTGATCGAGACGGTATTGCATACCTACGAGATTATCCAGTGGACCCATGGCCCAGAGGTTGTCTTGTCGAATACGCCAACCGGCTGCATAGACAGGAGGCAGTCCCGAAGAACTTGGATTCGGTGTTTTCCGAATGACTCGATGACGGTCCACAACCTGTATGATGTGATTTTTAAGGAATTCTCCAGTTTCTCGTACATAGATGTCTCCATAGAATGTCAGGACTTCGCAGTACCCGGACTCTAGGTAGTTCCGGAATGAACCGAAACCGTCGACTTGGAAGAATTCGTCAGGGGACTGGAGGTCGCCTTCAAAAGAGGAAACCCTCGCTCGGATGTCAACCATGTAACGGAAGAGTTCTTCAGCCGTTGCACGTTCGTCTTCGTCGGTAGAGAGTTTCTTGAGTAGATCCTCGACTTCACCGAGGCTGATGAGTGATCGTACAATCTTAGGGGTTCGAACAAAGTCCGGAGCCGCAGGATTGAGTACGATGTCCATAGGACTGATGCGCTTCAACACGGGACCGACATACCCAGTCTGGATTTTAGCATCCTGCTCGACTCGCTCATCAAGCCAATCAATCGTAGCAAAGACATTGCCGTAATCGATGTAGTCAAGAATGAGCTGAGAGACAGCGTCCTTAAAGCCAGGGTACTCAATGACCCAAGACATATAAGACTGGATCGCTTCGATCTTTGCCTTCGTGTCGTCCTCTTCCGAGGCACCCTCCCACTTCATCCAGCGACGATTAGGAAACATCGTAGCCATGTAGTTGGCATAGAGATTATCCCGGATCTGAGTCAGCTTAGGAGTCGTGGTGGTGTTCTTCCACGGATCAGAAGAATTAGTCGTTGAAGTCGTATCTGTCGCATAGATGTAACGGTAGAGCTCTCGCTTCAAAGCTTTCCAAGGAGCGCGGAACATGTCCCATTCTTGAAACTTATTAGCGATTGCCCTACCGAGATCGTCCTGTGTGAGGACATCATTAAGCTGTAAGACTTTGCCTGCTCTTGGCACTAGATGCCTCCAAACCGGCTTCCGCCGTAACGGACCTCACGCTGGTCAATCGTAGTGTTGACATTAGCAGGAGGAACACAGATTTCAATTACGGCTGACAAGGTGTCCTTGACGTCGTCATGGGGAGGGTTCTTGAGAACGAGCTCTTCCTCTAGGACCTGGGTGTTACCAGACTTGTAATGCCAGATTTGTTTGTTGTCATATCGGGGCTGAAGAATAGCGTTGACACGCTCGGCCTTCGTACCTTCATGACGGGTAGGAGTGTTCTCATCGACAGAGAGATGTAGACCATAAGGTCGGATATAGTTATCTTTGAGATCCTTGACGATGACTTTCTGACCTGCAGTGACTTCAGCCCGGATCTTTCGGAAGCCCCAGGTCTCGTAGGCCTTGAGGATATGCTTGAAGTACTCAGAGATCTTGTCGGTCTTAAATCTCAGGATGTCTAGGACATAATAGTTGTTCCCGCCATCCACTCCAACGACCACGATACAGGAGTAGTCGGACTTCCGTCCGAGGGTGTAAGCAAAGTCGACAGCCGCGAATACGTTAAGTCTTCGACCTTGATAAGTCCAGTAACCGTCACGGTTTCGTACGTGCTGGGGTTCGAAGTACTGGAAATTGTCGGGGTCGATGGGGGCATCGTCGATGGAATTTGGATCGTTATAGTACTGAGCCCGATACTGGGTCTTGTCGAGGTACTGAGCCCGCTTGCGGGCCAAGATTTCTTGATTGAAACCAAACCACTTACCGTCCCGGCGCTGTTGACGAGGCCAGATAAATTCACCGGTTCCGTCACCTTGCGACTCGACTTGTCGTTCGAACTTCTCATAAAGACCCTCGGCTGATGTGAGTTCACCTGACTCGTCATAAAGATCGATGGTGATTTCCATCAAGTCTGAATACAGATCTTTTGGATGATAACGAGTACCTACGACCCACTGGAGGGCGTCAGTCGATTCAATAGAAGCGAGCTGAGAATACTGAGCTCGGACCTTGTCGCGGCCTTCCTGTGTATAGGCGTTATCTGGTACGACCACGTCATCCATGACGGCGACATCAAAATGGAGACCAGTGATTGTCGTAGTAAGACCGGCGGTGAATACAGTGGGGTCACGAACATTTTCAGCAGCACGAGCTGGGTGATCGACGGAAATCTCGGTCGCACCCCACTTCTCACGATCAAACCTTGAAGCATTGACTAGCTCCGGCCAGTACATCGCGACGACCTTAGACTCAAGGATGTCCTTGATGAACTTAAGCTGCTTCTCCGCGAGGTTACTGGTTGCTGAGATGTAGAGGACACGAGTAGCTGGGTTCTTGACGATCCACCACGCTACGCGGTAAGCGACTAGTGCTGACTTCTGATGGTCTCGAGGGAGAAGCAGAAGCTGGTGAGTCTTGGCGTCTTGACGGGTCCACCATGAAATGACCTCGTCATGAACCATACCGAGGACTCGGTTAGGGTGGACAAGACGAATAAAAGAAGAGAGGTCGTTCTCTGCTAACTCACGAATCTGGTCCTTCTTCGTTAGCTGTGCCATATTTACTTACTAGCTCGCTTCTTCGCCTTAGTAGCTTGACTACGCCCTCGGGCCTGATCGCTAGGGCTGCCGCCAGCTTTATAAAAAGTCTTAGTCTTACTATAAGCGAGATTTGCTTTGTCTGACTTTTTCTGAGAAGCAGCCTTACCCTTTGGAAGGTACCCTGCAGGATTATTCTTAGGCATTAGGGTCTTTCCTCCCACCGGAATTTAAGAATACCGGCGGTAGTGCCGGTGACAGTGACTCGGATGTAATACGTTGCTGGACCGACGCCCCGTTCGTCACTAGAGCCCGAACCAACACCGGCAGCAAAATTAGCGTTGTCTGCTGTTTTGTTTTTAAAGACGTCTAGTACCGTGCCGCCTGTATGCGTTCCACCGACTGCGGCAGTAACCTGCGGAGTGTAGTACGGAAAAGGACGTTCAGTCATGGTGTTGCGAGCAAAGACAGGAAGCGGGGTCGAGAACATTCCGCCTGGTGTACCACCGGTGACAGACTCGACTCGGACTTCACCAGACGTCAGAGCAACACTGATTTCAAATAAGATCGTATTTACTGGAGCTACGACCTGAATGACAAAGCTTGAGGAAAATTCGTAGAACGTCCTGAACTCACGACCAGCAAAGAAGCCAGTCTGTCCGACGTCTACTCGGAGCCTACGATTAGGACCATCGCCACCGTCTGTCAACAGATCTTCTGTCGGGGTGACGAAGTAGCTTCCGTCGTGTGAGTACAGGCCCATCAGTTCCTCGTGACTAGTCGTTCGAGATCTTCGGTGAGTCTACGCTGTTCAGCAGCGAAATCATTAGCGGCTTGTTTGACCTGGGCATTGCTAGGACGACCACGTGCCGGAGCCTTTGCCTTGTCCCATTCTTTGTTGGCCACAAACTTCTGAGCCGCGTAGGCGTCCTTCGTCTTGCCGTTGGCAGTCTCGATGATCTTGGCTAGGGCGATGGAGCGAGAACGGATCTCAAGCTCTTCACGCCACTCAGTGATGTACGACTTGAAAAACGAAGCTTCAGACAGAGCTTTCCAATGCTGCCACCCACCGAGATGGGTTACTGCGAATAGGTACTCAGTCTGGTCGTTGGTATCCATGTAAAGCTGGTAGAGGCTGGGAAAACCCGCATGGTCTTCCTGCTTGAGCGTATACAGGACGTTGTCCTTGTTCAGGGCGGTCTCGAAGAAGATCTCTCGGAGAAGCCATACGCCATTTACGTTCTTAAATTTCTCAAGGGACACGGTAATTTCCTTGGTGAACCGAAAATCTTACCCGTCGGGTGAGCTGATTGGGAGGTAGGGGAGGGAAGCAGGAGTGCTGTTAGGCTCCTGAATTTCACCCTACAGTATTATTATGACAGATCTGGCGACGAAAGTCAACCCCTTTGTGTGATAAATCGTACATAAACGATAAAATAATTCGTAAAGGGAGAAGGAGAGGGGGGACTATAGGGGGGAGAGGTAGAGGGATTAACAAAAGATATAACTTTAGGATAACGATTGGTATGTACAACAGCTAACCCTTAGCTCCCAATAGCTACCCTCGGGGTAAGCCTGCTAGGATATCCGTGATTGATTAATCCTTTGTTGACCGGGCTATCGGTTTAGAGCCCCGTAGAGCCCTTTAGAGCCCCTTCAGGCTACCCATGTAGCCAAGCACCCCGAAACAGCCGCTGGTGGTGCCTCTCTGTGGATCCTAGACGGGTCCCAA